AAGCAAAAATTAGCATTTTAGATATTAAATCTTAAAAAGCTATTGAAAATAAGGCAAAATCTGTTATCAGTTTTTTTAAAAAATACATGATAAATTTTATTTTCAAAAAGCTATACGCTAGGTACTACATTTTCATCAATTTTATGATTTATACAGAGAATATTATATTGTAACACTTAAGTCTATATTTTTAAGGAAGGAATAATAGTGAATGGAATTTAATTGTAAAGTAAATATTGTTGACGCAATCATGGGTGCAGGCAAAACGCAAAGCATTATGAATTATATTAATCAATCAGAAGAAAAATTTTTAGTAATTACACCATTTCTTGATGAAATTACTAGATATAAATCTTATTGTAAATCAAAAAACTTTAAATCCCCCAAATTTGAAAGTAAACAAACAAAACTAGACAGTCTAAGATCTCTTATTGAACGAGGTGAAAATATAGTATCTACTCATGCTCTCTTTCAAAAATTTGATAATGAACTCATAGATATGTGTAGAGCACAAAATTATGTTCTTATCATGGACGAGGTTGCAAATGTTATAGATGAATATTATTTAAGTAAACAGGATTTCGAAATATTAAAGAATACATATGTTGATATAAATCCCGAAACAAAACAACTTATATGGAAAGAAGAATTTTCTGATTATCAAGGAAAATTTGATAATGAAAAACGTTTATGTGAATTAGGTAGTCTTGTATGCTATGGAGATAATTTGATGGTCTGGTTATTTCCTATAGAAACTTTTAATTCATTTAGAAGTATATATATCCTTACATATTATTTTGAGGCTCAATTGCAAAGATATTATTATGATTATTATAACTTGGAGTATACATATTGGTCTGTAGAAGGTAATGCTTTGGAGAATTATAAATTGATTCCTTATGAAGCAAATAAAAATTATTTAAATTATGATTATAAAAACCTTATTCATATTTGCGAGTTAGAAAAGATGAATATGATTGGAGATAGAGATTCGGATCTTTCTAAGTCATGGTATCTAAGAAATAAAAACAATGCTTCTATAAAAGTTTTGAAGAAAAATATGGTAAATTTCTTTAGAAATATTCGAAATGATTGTTCATCAGATAATATATGGACAACTTTTAAGGAATATCAATCTTGTCTCAAGGGAGCGGGATATACAAAAGGCTTTCTTCCATTAAATGCAAGAGCAACTAATGAATATAGAGATAGAACTTCTGTAGCATATCCAGTAAATCGTTATCTAAATCCATTTGTCAAAAACTTTTTCACAACAAATCATATTAGTGTAGATGAAAATGGTTATGCCCTTTCAGAAATGCTTCAGTTTATATGGAGATCTGCCATTCGTGATGGTAAAAAAATTTGGGTTTACATACCAAGCATAAGAATGCGTAATCTTCTCAAACAATGGATCAAACAAAATTCACCACAAATTACAACTAAAACAGAGAATAAACATATGTAACAAATTAACGCAGTACTCAAAGGAGTTGATTGCAATGAATAAATTTTTAAAAGGAGAATTAATTAATGAACAGAACCGTAACAATTACATCAAAGAACCATAAATACCAGAATACATATGGTGGAGATATTTGTATATCAGATTTTTGCACCGATTATAAAGGCAGTCAAAATATTGCAGAACGTATTGCCTCTGACTGGCGATTTGATAAGTCATGTGCAAGAAACAGAATTATTTTAGATGATTACAAGGAGGGACATGAATAATGGCAGATAAAAATATGACAGTTTCAATTGAAGAACAGGAAATTTGCATTAATGCAATGCGTGATGAGAAATTTGCAACAATTTATGCTTCAGATTCTACATATATTACGAAATTAGACAAGCTTTGCAAAGAAACGTGAACTTACAGATGAACAGAAGAAACAGGCGGCTGAACGTATGAGAAAATATCAAGCTAGTAAATCTAACTGAGATATCATTTCTAGCCAGAATTTCTAATGTACACCATTGTACAGAAAATTCTACGCCATTCGGTTAACAAATACCCATCTAAAAATTGTAACTTGAAAATTTAAGCAACTGTATTAAAGGAGAATTAAATAACTATATGTGTAGTATATGTGGAAGATATGACGGTATGCATGATTATCGTTGTCCTTATTACTCTCCGCTTCGCCCGAAATATTTATGCTGCTATTGTGGAGAAGGGATTTATCAAGGTGAACGCTATCTTGATAATGAAAACGGGGAATATATGCATGAGGACTGTATTGGATGTATTGACACAGACAAAGTAATTAATTGGCTTGGATTTAAATACAAAGAAATGGAGGACTATGATGAATAAGTTAATGAGAAAAATTATTGCAGCACTTGGATTATATAACACAGGAGAACCTTACAAAGTCAAAGTATCGGATATCATCATTCCAGAAGAATTTAAAGCAACGAAACCAAGATTTAAAAAAATGATTCAGAAGCGTGAATTTTACAGAAAGAATGATCGGTTGAATCTAAGATCGTGTTAAATAAAGACTTTCTTTTGATTGACGGATACACATCATACATTATCGCCAAAGAAAATGGCATGAAATATGTCGAAGCTTATTTTATTAATTAAGAGTAAATAGAAATTTCATTTGGAGAATATATAAGTGAAACAAAAATAAAGGAGCGTGATTGATATATTAGATACACAGATTAATATGTATTCTGTAGATACAGGTCATTTTTATAGTAATCATGAAAAATACTTACATGAAATGAACTGTAAATATAGACGTGAAAGAAATTATGTAAATAATATGCTTCCAAAATTAGAAGAAGAACTCGTGTTGCAAGGTTATAATAACGATGATTTTTCTGATTGGAAACGTTGTACTATTGAAGATTACTATGAACAAGAAGATGATTCCATAAAAGAATATATGAAGTGGTATTTGATTATAAAACACAAACGAGAGAAAGCAAACTTATCAAAAGAAAAACTTCTAAGTCTTTTATCTAATAAAACAACTCAAAAAGAGAATCTGTCAAATAAAATCGAATATTGCAAATCGCACAACATTCCATATGATAAAAAAATCGAATTAAGAGAGTTAAGAAAAGATGAGCTAAATGACAATAATATCATTTCAGTATTTGAGTCTTCTCTTACACGTATTATCGGTATCAAAAAAGATGCATTAACAGATGCTCTTATTGTAGTTCAAGTTTACTATTTTGACGTATTTAAAGATTTGTCTTTCTATGGATTCATGTATAATTGTGAAAAATACAGATACTTCACATCTTCTGCTGGTCAAATTCGTAAG